ATGTATGACCAAGCATCAAACATAGCCATCGATAATTGGCTGGAAAGTGCAGGTCAATGGACCAAAACGATTTTAGGTGAAAATAGCAATGTGTACGTTGGTGCTTTAGGCGATGAGATTGTTATGCCTTATGTGTTGTGGGAATTGAGTAGCATGGAAGTGCTCCATCGTGGCATCACTTCGTTTGAGACTAACAAGACGTTAACGGCAACGATTGTAGCTGAAAATCCATTGCAGGAGCTTAATTGGATGACAAAGCTACTAGAAATGATAGGAACCCAGCCAAAGCTTGCATTGGAAGGGGATACCGCGAACGCTCACCCTAAATATGTGCATGTCACTTCGTGTAGAGGAAATGTCACTAAACCCACACCATCCCAACCTAAACGGGAATGCACAATTACATTAACGTTAAGTGGCAGAACGGCGCTTTCAACATCTGAGGTAAATGTCATGCAAAAAATTCAATTTGGTTCATGATGGCTAACGACGGTTTATGACAGTCGTTTCATTAGTCTACAAAATTCATTTCACAAAAAAATGTTGTACAAAATGTGTTTAACAAACAAATTTGAACAAGAAAAGAGGGTGCTTTTTTAATGGCAGGAGGAAATTGGAGTTTAAACGATCAACCAGTATTACCAGGTTTATATATGAATTTTTTAAGTGCGGCAGGCAATGCGATTCAGTCAGGGGCAAGAGGGATTGTGCTTGCGCCAGTGAAGGCTCATTGGGGCCCAATTGGCGAGGTTGTAGAGATTGCACATGAAGCAGCGATTGCGGATGTGTTTAGTAAAAATGTAACGGGAGGCGCTACGGCGCACACTACTTTACAGCTCGCTTTGTTAGGTGGCCCTAAAAAGCTATTAGCTTATCGACTTGCAGATAACAATGCGAAGCAAGCTACATTGCGCTTAAATAAAGCAGGTGAAGATGGCGATGCCATTTTAAATATTAAGGCTAAATATGCGGGCGAACGCGGAAATGGCTTTACTATCACAATTCAGGATAATGAGTTTACCCCGGAGGAAAAGGAATTAAAGCTACTCGAGGGTACAACGTTGTTAGGTACAGTTAACCTTGGCACAGGTGAAGTTGAGCAGGCTGTTTCAGCTATTAATGCTACTTTACACAAATATATTGTAGCTGAAAAGCTGGCAGAAGGTGCACTCGCTAATGTGGCACAAGCTGCACTAACAGGCGGAAACAGCGGGATTGCTGGCATTACAAATGCAGATTATATCGCGGCAACAAATGTGTTTGAAACTGAGGAATTTCATGTGTTGACCTTAGACGGTGTTAGTGATGCGGCTTTAAGAACAAGCCTAATTGCTTGGGTAAAACGTGTACGTAAAGAAGGAAAAGGAATTTTGCTCACACTTGGAGGTTCAAATGTAGAGGATTTAGCAGAAACCGCAGTTCAAAATGCAATTGAACGAAGCAAAGTGGCTAATCATGAAGGTATCATCAACGTGGGTACAGGTGCAAAGTTAAATGGCTTAAGCTATTCCTCTGCACAGGTGGCTGCTTGGGTTGCTGGCTTAATTGCAGGTCAAGGCTTGAAGGAATCAACCACTTATGCGATCTCACCATTTGATGATGTCACTCGCCCCTGGACAAGAGCAGAGCAAGAGCAAGCGGTGAAGCAAGGCGTATTTATTTTGATTCATGACGGTTTACGTGTGAAGGTACTTCGTGGTGTTAATACTTTGACCTCTTTAGCGGAAGGACAAGGGACTAGCTTCAAAAAAATCCGTAAAATTCGAGTTATTGATCAAATCAATAGTGATTTACAACGTCAAGCAGAGGACAACTATATCGGAAAAGTGAATAACACCGAAGAAGGACGTCTTGCTTTAATTGAAGCAAGTAGACAATACCTACAACGTTTAGCTTCTGAAAATATCATCGAATCCACAGGTTACGAGGTTGCACTTGACCCTCGCTTCTATGGGAATACAAAGCAATTTACTCCTGATGCGGATCAGGTTTATTTGACATGGCGTGCAGATACAACGGACGTGATGGAGCAGATTTTTGGGACATTTTATGTGTAAAAAGGGGCATTAAGGCTTGAAAACCTTACTTTTGGCGTAGGAGTCGCTACGAGCAGAGGGTTGCTTCGAGCGCTGTTAAAGACGGATTCCTTGAATTAATTAGAATGAGGATTACAATCCGTCTTTAAAGGCGCACATTTAATTTCTCCGCAATCCCTCTGCTCTAGGCTGACTATGGCGGTATAAAGTAAGGTGATATTCAGCCATCATTTAGGGGGAAAGGGGGATTTTGTTGGGAGTTTTACTTCGTAGATTCCTAATGAATTCTCCTAGATTTAGCTAATTATGGCGAATAGACTTACATTGGTGGAATAGTTCCAATTATTTTACTAAGGATCAAGCTACAATAGGTACTTAATAATAAGTACATTTTCAAAAAAACAAAATTTATGGAGGTATTTATATATGGCACAGCATCTTGACCCAACACGGGTAATTATGGGGACCTTTGGTCAAATTTTTATTAATGGGAACTGGCAAAGTAATCTCAATCATTTGGAAGCAGGTGTTGAGGTAGAGAAAAAGGAATTAAATTTAGTGGGTACAGATTATACGGTCGTTAAGCTTGGTCGCAAAAAAGGAACAGGCACGATGAGTGGTTATAAAGTGACTTCGGATATGATTACGCGTGGCTTTGAACGCTTTGACATTATCCACAAGTTGGCTGATCCCGAATCATATGGCTTCGAGCGTATTCAATTGACTGGTTGTATTGTGGATAAGATTCAGCTTGCGAATTGGACAGCAGGGGAAGAGGTAACGGAGGAAACTCCGTTTACGTTTGAATCCTATGAATTGCTTGATCCAATTCAAGCTTCATAAGAGCAAGAAAAAACTAAAGAGAAGAAAATAGCCATAAAAGCATGTAGCCTAGAGGCATAGAAGGAAAGCTCCCAAACCTAACTTATATAGGTGAAGGAGCTTTTCTATTACCACATTAATATTAAACAAATTACTGGAGGAAACAAAGATGAGTGAAGTATTTAACGAGCAGGATATTTTGGATGGTTTGTTTGAAACGGCGGCTAATTTACCCGAGGAAACGGTGTTTATTAATCGTCTGAATTTGCGTATCACGCTTCGTGGTTTGACCTCTAGCAAAGTAGATGGCATTCGTGAGCGTTGTACAGTACGTAGAACAAACAAAGGCCACGTTTCTGAAAAGGTAGATAGTGAACTTTTTAATGCGGCTTTAATTAAAGAGGCAACGGCAGCACTAGAGGTTGTGAAAAAGGACAAAGAAGGAACGGAGCATTCTGTACAGCTTTCGGGCTGGGGGGATGATCGCCTGGTGAGTCGCTTGAAATTGTCTGGTGGCGAGGAAGCGGTTCGTCGTTTGCTTTTAGCAGGGGAACTAGATGCAGTAGGTGACAAGGTGCTCGAAATTTCTGGATTTGGGGTTAACATCGAAGACATAAAAAACTAATGGACTCCGGTGGGGAGACGGCGCTTATGTTCCATTTGTGGAATCGGCATCATCTTCGCCCCGGGGTGTATTGGTCGTTGTCTAAAGGGGAACGCAAGCTACTACGCGCTTTTTCAGAAAAAGAGCTAGAGTTAGCTACAGGTTCAATAGATAAGCGATAAAGCAAAAATGCTTGGTTGATAGGGTAGAGCGCGTAATGAAGCAGCAAATGCAAATGAATGCAAGTTAATACAATGGAATGAGGTATAGAGGAACGGAATTAGAAAAAGACTTAGCGAATCTCTTTTGGATGTAAGTCTAGAAAGGAGGAGATTATGGCTAAACAAAATGAATATGAAGTCAATACAGATAAAAGTGTGCAACAGCTAGATAAGCTTGAAAAAAAGCTAAGCCGTGTGGATAGCTTATTTGAGCGTGCACAGCGTCGAGGTTCCGCTTTAGGCAAAATGAATATTGCGCCAACGCTTGCACTTAATGATAAGCTTTCGGATCATTTGACTAGGATTGAGAATAGGTTGTTACGACTTAATCGTCGAACCTTTATGCCGACCCTTCATATAAACGATTATGCTTCGGCAGAGATTGCGGGTGTGGAAGCGTCATTAAGAACGTTGACCTCCAAGAGATGGGCAATCCAATTACAGAAGGTAAATTGGGAATCGATGATTGGTAGCACATTTGGAAAGTGGTTTTCTAATCAGGCTAGCAAAACGATTACCTCTATATCTAGTTCTATTTCTATTCAGCTATCAACAGTTCAGATTGCAATTCCTTCTATTGAAAAAGGGAAAGAAGACTGCTGTGAATGTAAATGTGATTCAGGTGGTGGCTCAGGTGGCAAAGATGGGGATAGTCTTGGCGATATTATTATCGATATTGCAGTAGATACCCTTAAAAATCTAATTTCAGATAAGCTTTCCACTTTAATAGATAAGTTTCTTGAAAAATCTAAAATTGGATCTTTAGTCAAAGCGCTAAAGGATGCAGTATTAGATAAAATAGGCGATTGGGGCAAGGAAAAAATCAAATCTATTGGAGAAACGGCTGGCAAATGGATTGGTAAAGGTACCGAAGTAGCTGGAAAAGCATGGGAGAAGGCTAAAACCGTTGGCGGCAACCTATGGGATGGAGCCAAGAACGTAGGCGGTAACGTGCTGGAAAAGGCTAAAACCGTAGGTGGAAATCTATGGGATGGGGCCAAAAATATTGGCGGCAACTTGTGGGATAAGGCTACAAATGTGGGTGGAAACCTATGGGATGGAGTTAAGAACATTGGGGGCAACCTGTGGGATAAAGCCAAAAATGTAGGTAGCACGCTTTGGGATGGAGCCAAGAATATTGGCGGTAACCTGTGGGATAAAACCAAAGATGTTGGTGGAGGACTTTGGAATGGCACTAAAAATGTAGGTGGTAAGGTGCTAGACTGGGGAAAAAATATTTTTGGCGGCATGGGTTCGAAAATCGGTAAAAGCTTAGAGCCAGTTGGTGATCTTTTTAAGGGTGCTTGGAAAGGTACTAAAGCGATAGGGAAGTTTGGAAAAAATGTACTTGGACGAATGGGTGGAGCAGTAGGAGCATTGGTAGATGGAGTGTCTATTATAACTGCAGGTTCGGGTAGAGAACGAGCACAAGCGATTGGCTCTGCTATTTTATCTGCTGGAGGAAGTTTCCTTGGTGGAACGATTGGGACTTTGTTTGGACCTGGTATAGGCACAGCAGCAGGTGCACTTGCTGGCGGAGCAGCAGGCTCCCATGCAGGTGATGCTGTAGGTGGTTGGATTTTTGATCTAATCTACGGAAAAGAGGAGCCAAAGAAAACTGCTGGAGCAGTAATATCTTCTCCGATTTTAGCACAACGAGAAGCAAGCGTTGCGCCTATCCCAGATTCTATTAGATATCCTAGAAATAACGTTATTATTGGGCCCCCATCATCTTTATCATCAACGCCAGAACGAGGAGGGCTTTCACCTTCTAACACTGGAGGTTGCCATTGTAACTGCAATTGCAATTGTACGAATACAGGTACTAGTATGGCTCCAACTCCAATTACCCCCACCGCAACTATGCAGGCACAGCCTGAGGCGCAAAAGCAGGTACTTGATCCAACGATCCAAGTTAACCTGCCAGTTGGAGCGGTCCAACTTACTATGAATCAGCCAGATTTAGATTACAACAAAATTGCTAGCATCGTAGGGATGAAAATTACAAGTTCTGTGCAGCTAGCATGGCAAAATACGAAGTTGAGATGAGGAATGCAATATGGAGTTTATTTTAAAAGATTCCTCTGGTGTAGATTTTAAATTTCCTGTAAATCCGGAGGAAGTGAGTATAACACGCGGGACAGATTTGGAGACAGTGAGTACGCTTTCTCTTGGCGAGTATGATTTTCCGGGAGGGGAGAAGGTGAAGGAGATCGCCTTCTCTTCTTTTTTTCCACTTCACTATAATGAAAGCTATTGCACCTATAAAGAGATTCCTGATCCTAAAACAGCCATGGATCAGCTAACTACGATGATGAATAAAGGTGAGCCACTGAGATTGCTTATCGCAGGTGAAAACTCAAAGCTGTTGAATGCCCTTGTGCTCCTTTCAACATATAATAATTCATTTCGGGGTGGGGAGCCAGGCGACATTTATTTTGATATTGTGGCGCGTACTTGGCGTAAGCCTAAGGTGCATGGAAAGCCTGGTACAGTGTCGTCAGGAACCAAGACAGGTGCAGGTGCAAAAGCTAAGGATTCACGTAGTGATACACGTAAAAAGTCGGTTACTTATATCGTGAAGTCAGGCGATAGCTTATCTAAAATTGCGAAGCGAGAGTTAGGATCAAGCTCTAAATGGCAAGACATTTATAAGCTCAATAAGGCAATGATTGGTTCAGACCCTAACAAAATTAAGGTTGGACAAAAGCTGGTGATGCCAACATGAGTTATGAGGTTGTTTTAGACAACGATCATTATTTGCGAGATTTGGTTGAGAGTATTTCACTCAAGGATTCTTTAGAACATATTGCATATGAAGCGACAATCCAATTAAAGGTTCCAACCGAAGGAATGAAAATTGAACCGGGACAAACGATTCGAGTTAGTGGCGTTCCGTATGAGGGTAGCAATATGGTGTATTTGCTTCATCCTGGGGTGGTGTGGGATCTGAGCAGTAATACAAAAGGTAGTAAGCATATTACTATCGTTGCCTACGATCGCACTATCTATTTGACGAAATCAGAGGATGAGTATTTTTTTAAAGCAGGAAGTACAGCAAGTCAACGTTTAAAAAAGTATGCAAAGGACTGGAACATCAAATTAGGAAATATCCCTAATATTTCAACGAAGTTAAGCAAAGCAACACATCGCGCCCAACCTATTTACAACATGATTACACAAGATCTGCAAGAAACGGTCAAGGCAGGTGGAGAGATGTATATTCCACGCATGACGCCAGCAGGGTTAGAGCTATTTAAGATTGGTAGTAATGAAACGGTTTGGAACCTGGAAGCGGTAGAGGAAGTAACACAGGTGCGTACTCTTGAAGGGGCAATCACGAAGGTAAAGGTCATTGGAAATAGTGAAAATGGGAAGTCAGGTGCTGATTCCCCATCCCCAGTGTTAGCGATTGCTTCTTCACCCGATATTCCTAAGCTAGGTACATTACAAAAAATTGTACAAAACGAAGAAACAAAAACAACCGCCGCTGCCAAAAAATTAGCACAATCCATGCTAACGGGAGTCATTGAAACCTTTACGGTTCGTGCTATGGACATTAATACGATGCGTGCAGGTGATCTTGTGCATTTTAATGGCTTGAAGCTCATTGTCACCTCAATTACGCATGAGTTAGGTGATCCAGGGCATATGTCGCTAGAGCTAGCGTCGAAGGACTTTGTAAAAAGGAGGTATTTTTTAAATCATGGCTGATGATCCTTATGTATCTTTTGCCTCCTCCTTAAAGCAACAAATTTCTGGGCATGCCCAGCAGATGATGTTAGGCACTGGAGCGGAGCTAGGCACAATCACAGCAACTGGACTCAAATTGGACCAATTTAAGCATGAAATTCAAGATTATTATGTTGCAGATTTTAACGTGACTTTAGCCATGCCCGCCTATACACAGAGTGGCAAAATCAAGGTAGACGCTGATCATCCTGACAGTGAGACATTAGGCTCTGGGACGGGAAAGATGAGCTATGAGGTTGAAGCTGGTGAAATTCCAAAGGTAGGCATGAGCTTAGCCAAAGGTTTAGTAGCTGGGGACAGAGTGGTTGTATTACAGCTCAATGGAGGGCAAGATGCCGTTGTATTATGCAAGGTGGTGAGTGCAGGTGGCTGATCTATTTCCAAATGATGTTGTTTGGGCTGAAAATAACGGAAGTGGCAACGAGCTTGATGTGGTTGATGATTTATTGAACTTATCTAGTGACGCTTCCACGGTTCAGTTTGGGCGAAGCTGGCAGTTTGATTTTGAGCAAGGAGATTTTATTTTCACAAATACAAAACGGATTGCGGTTGCAGACGAGCTGGAAGCTTGGAAGGTGTGGTGCATGAAGGCATTGCATACCCCAAGATACCGACATTTGGTGTACTCCTATGACTATGGACAGCAATATGATGAGTTAATTGGTAGGTCATACAGTAAGCCAGCGCTTGAATCCGAGATTGAACGGATGACGACGGAAGCATTAATGGTGGATCTAAGAACGGCTGAGGTGGATCAATTCCAGTTTGAGTGGTCGGAAGGTGTATGCCATTTTAGCTGTGTTGTCACAAGTGTAAGGCAGGAGAGCAATAGGCTGGAAAGGAGTGTGTCGTTCTAATGGCAGAGTTGCCGCTTTATTTACAGGAGCAAACAGAAGAACAAATTATGCAGCGGATGCTGGACAAAGTGCCTTCGGATATTGATAAATCTGAAGGTTCTTTTATTTGGGATGCAGAAGCGCCGGTGGCGTTTGTGTTATCTGAAGCTGCAATTTGGGCGCAGCAAGTATTAGCGCGTGGTTTTGCAAGCACAACGTATGGCGAATATTTGGACTATCGGGTGGCAGAGCATGGCGTGAGTCGTCGTGGTGCTGTTGCTGCTAGTGGTGGGATTACAATTACAGGTACTCCAGGGCAAATTGTACCTAAGGGAACGATCTTAGCGACACTTGCCGACGAATGGACTGGCGAAGCTAGCATCGAATATGCCACAAATAGTGATGTCACCTTAAATGGTGAAGGCATTGGCAAGGTGGAGGCAACCGCCTTGGTAGCAGGCAAGCAAGGGAATGTCCCTAGTGGTGTAATTACAATTATGTCCACCCCAATTCAAGGGATTTCTAAGATTACGAATGAAAAAGAGTTTAGTGGTGGCGCAGATGTTGAGTCGGATGAGGCGCTGTTAGAGCGTTTTTATGCCAGAGTCCGCAACCAAGGCACGAGTGGAAACAAAGCGCATTATACGCTTTGGGCAACTGAAATTGCGGGTGTTGGGGGTGTGCAGGTCAAGCCTTTGTGGCAAGGCGCTGGTACAGTAGGCATTTATGTCATTGATACCGAAAAACGTGCAGCTAATGCAGACATTGTGCAAGCCGTGCAGACGTATATTGATCCCACGCAGGATGGGCAAGGGCAAGGTATGGCTCCAGCGGGAGCAATCACAACAGTTATGCCCGCTCAGGAGGTGCCGATTAACATTTCGGTACAGCTTACTTTGGCGAAGGAGGCGACCTTAGAGGAGGTCAAAGCACTCATTCAAAAAGGAGTGACGAGCTACCTCAAGCAGCTAGCCTTTCAGGATAGCTTAGTGCGGATCACCCGTATTGCCGCGGTTTTGCTAGATATTCCGCCGATCACAGACTATTCAGGGCTAACCGTAAATGGCTCCACAGACAGCAACATCGAAATCCCATTTGGTCAGGTGGCGGTGCTTGGCGAGGTGAATGTGCATGAATGAAGTTAAGGAAGAACGGATGACAGAAGCGACAGCAAGTGGTGTGACCGCTAGTAGGGCATTAACTAGGGAGGTAACTCAGCAACAGACTTCTCAGACGTTTCCGATTATGAGCGAATCGGGACGAGAAATGCTTAGTTATTTGCCAACCTATTACGAGAATTCTCGTGTCATGCGCTCTCATTTAGATGGGGTGGGGACAGAGTTAGATAGGCTGAATGAAGCGCTCCATGAGACGTTGGATCAGTTTTTTGTGAAGACGGCAACATGGGGACTAGTACATTGGGAAAATGAGCTAGGTATTTATAGCGATACTAGTAAACCGATCTCACAGCGTAGAGCAGTGGTAGAGTCAAAGCTTCGCGGCAGTGGCAGCTTCTCAGGTCGCCTTGTCCAAAATGTAGCCGAAGCGTATTACGTGGGAAATGTGGATGTCACCTTTCAGCCAGCGGAGTGGAGCTTTACGATTTATTTTAAAGATACGATTGGTGTCCCTCCTAATTTGGATGATATTAAGGCAATGATTGAGGAAATTAAGCCAGCCCATTTGATCGCTGAATATTCCTTTAATTATTTACGTCTTAGCGACATTCATGAGGTGATGACATTGGAACAAATGCAGGCTGAGCCACTAGGTAACTTTGACGGAAGGAGTGAGGTATAGTGAGCAGTAAAACTAAAAATTTAGGTCTATTGAAAAAAGATCCGATCTTAGACAAAAACGATACATTTAACATCCAGACGATGCTAAATGACAACTGGGATAAGCTAGATGGTGCGGTTGGAGGTGGCTTCCAGCAAGCAAAAGCCTATACCGACGAGCAAATTAGTTTAGTTACCGCAACTGGGATTCCTAAGCTAGTGAGCTATCCTTTGCAAGTGACAGCGACAGAGGATAAACAAACGAACTTTGAGATTCCGCTGGATACGTTTGAGGTGGCTACAGATACGCTGATTGTGGTCATTAACCGAGCGTTTTTGGATGCGAGTCAGTATACTGTGAAGGGTGCGGTTCGGGATGACACTGGTGAGCTTGTTAAGCGAGCGGAACTGGTGCTTGCTAAAGGGGTTGCTGAGGGATCGGAGCTGTCGCTGCTTGTTATGAAAAATGTGCCCATCGGGGAAGATGGGGCGATTAATGGGGCGGTGTTGGCGGTGGATAGCGTTCCTATTAGTCGAATTAAAGATTTAGATAGAATTGTTAATCAACAAAGTAATTGGGGGGCTTTATAATGGCTGATGTAAATAAAAGATTGGCAAAAGGAACTCTTTCGTCGGCAGGAAATGTGGTTGTGTATACAGTTCCGGCGGGAAAGAAAACATTCATTAAGGCTATTACTATTTGTAATATTACATCCACTAATATAAATTTTTCTATAAATTTAGCAGACATACCTTTGGTGTCTAATCATACAATCGTTGCATCAGATACAATAACAATACCTTTTTTAGATCAAATTGTAGAATCCGGAGAAACGTTGGTAATAGGAAAAACTGGTTCTCCTTTAATTTGTTACTACATATCCGGTCGTGAGGTGGATGTGTAATGTATGGATTGGATGATTATAAGCTGGATAATTATCGGCTAAATGCAAAAAAATATGTTTCAGGTGGTCAGATAGACGATACTAAACTTTCGACAATAAATAACAAAGGGAAAGGGATAGCGATTTGGAACAAAACAGATACTTTTATTGACAATCGTGTCCATTCAGTTACCTTTAGTGACGAAGGAGAGGTTTTTGTTAGTTCTAATAATAATAGCGGCGTCACTCTGATCAAATGCGATAAAAACGGGGCAAATAGACAGGTGCTATTTGATACGGTTCCAAATATTTCAGATATTTTTTTTGAGAATTCAGAAAAAAGACTATACGCCATCACAAATGGAGGTACGTATTTAAGGAAACTTGATAGGGACGGGAGACAGATTTGGTCTATTTCATCTTTAGGAAATATGAGAAGGGTTGTCGCTGATTCTCAATATGTATACCTTACGTCTACTACGGGTATGTTTAAGATCAATAACCAAACACAATCCATCATTTTCAGCTACACCACTTATCCTTCTGATGGTATTTCCGTAGACGTGCCAAACAATAGAATATTACTTACATCAAATTACACGTCTAACTCCGGTTATCCTCAAGCCTATGGACTAACATTGGCTGGTGCTTTAGTATGGTCGGGTTCATTTCAAGGGGAAGGAGACTATTGTAAGGATGTTAGTGTGGATGGGAAAGGAGAAGCGTGTTTTTTATACACTATCAATGCGAATGAAATAGAAAAAGTAACGATAAGAATATACACGATTTCTGGCGGATTGCGTTATAGGAGTTCGACACGCGCTCATGGAGCAGGCAGAATCGTTCATGACAAAAGCGGATATTACGCAACCTTTACCTCTTATAGCGGTAATCCAACTGTGCAAAAATTAGACGGTTTGGGAAGTTTGGTCTGGAGTTCATCATTATATTCGGGTGCGTATGGTATTGCGGCAGACGATGGTGACATATATGTAACCAGTGCAGATAATTCCAGAACTATATCAAAGTTGGATGGTAGGGTTTATTATTCTATTGAATGACATAATTGGGTAAAAAGAATTGTTAAACAGTAGTAGTATGATATATTTTTGTAAACGAGGAAAGGAAGTGTTGTTATGTGGTTGTTAAAAGGGGAAAAAATCAGCGAGGAAAAGATCAGAGTCGAATCGTGCTTTAACTTAGACTTTCCAGAAAACGATGTGATTGACAAGGAAGGAGGGGCGATTGTGGAAGAACAAATAGAATATCCTCCTTACGAAATCGGGAAAGGGTATGTGTGGTATGCGAACCCTTTGACTAGTGAGCAGTGGCTAGAAGAAGTAGAAGTACCGTTAACACCTGAAGAACAAACACAAGCCCTTTTTAAACAGCAACAAGCCATTATAGATCAACTTGTATTAGATTCATTGGGAGGCGAAGCATAATGTTTGAAATATTGAAACGTTTGTACCTAACCGAAAAGTTAGATCATGCAGGGTTGCGTAAAGCAGTTGAAGTGAAAAAATGGATTTCAGAAGAACAATATAAGGAAATTAAGCAAAGCGCCTAATAAGGCGTATTTTTTTTCTGCAGAAAGGGGTACAGTCATGAAAGGAATCACACTTCAAGAAATGTCTGATGATACAATACGACAACTCCACGCCAACTATGTTCGTCAGCCTGCATTTGCTTATACAGAAGGTTCAGCAGGAGCCTATACAGTTACCCTAGATCCTAAGCCTACTAGTATTTCTGACGGATTTGGTATAACTATAGTACCTCATGTTGCTAACGAAGCAGATGTAACGCTTAACATTAATGAACTTGGTGCACTTAGTCTTAAAGATCAAAAGGGTAAATCATTGACAGCAGGAAAATTACAAGTAGGTAAGCCATACACTTTCCGCAAAATTGGTATGGATTTTTTGGCAGATAGCTCTGGTGGGTCAGGTGATGCAGTTGCAGGAGACATCAGAGCAGGAAAAACAGCTACAACAGATAATGGAGAGGTTACAGGGACATTGCCTGTGAGATCGGGCGGTACAGTGATACCAGTTACATTTAACCAAACTAAGCAAGCCGGTATTTATGATAGTGATATTGTGGTGCAGGGTAGCAGTAATTTGGTAGCAGGGAATATTAAGAGTGGGATTAGTATTTTTGGGGTGAATGGAAATGTTTTGGCTCGACCTACAGTTGGATATGTACCTAGTAGGACGGGTATAACAGTTCCAGCTAGAGGCACACTTCAAATAGATAAGCCCGCAAATATAAGCGAATTTAGTATGGCGACGATGACTTATGGTAATTCAGGACAATCGATGAATGAGTTTTTTGTTTATATCATAGGACTGTTAGGTGACAAAAACTTTTCGGCTATAGAGTACTGGGACCCATTCGTTGATATATTCTTGACTCCGTCGCTAACTAAAAATGCTTTTTTTATTAATAATACATCTAATCTTTCACCTTGGGTCCTATACAAATTAGGAGGTTATATGCAATGATAGAATTTTTAAGTGAACATATGGTTATGGATAGAAGGAAAACGAAGTTGTTTTTTATTATGCTGCATGAAGGTATGGAACTTGGTTTTTCTGTTAATGTAGATGATTTTATGGACTTATTCTCTGTTCCTATTCAGAAAGCAATGGACAACAACACTGACCCGATGGATGAAATTAGAGCCTTTGACCCAGAAAACAAGCTAGGATATAACGATTTAATCGTATAAGAGACAGCGTCTAAAGGCGTTTTTATTTTGCCCTCTGACCCCGTCAGAGGGCTATTCCCTATTCCACAAAAAACCACAAAAAAGGAGGCAAACCCATGGACCCCACAGCAATCTTCGCCGTCATTACCGCCCTGAGCGGCATGGCGCTTGGCTGGCTTGGTAGGACACGCACGATTCGGCAGGATGCCGCTCACGATGCGGGCACAGTGACCGCTTTGCAGACGGATCTCGAATACATTCGGCGTGGCGTAGACGATATCAGGCTCGATCAACGTGTACAAAGTCAACGAATCGACGCATTAAGTGAGCGCGTAACACGAATTGAAGAGTCCTCCAAGCAAATGCACAAGCGAATGGATCGAATGGAAGAATAGAATAATAGCAGAAATGCAAAACTTCTTGCATAAGCTAGAAAGGAGAAGTGAAAATCTTGGACAAAACTAAATATAAGATTGAACGAAGATATATCGATAAACGTCCAAATGTCCGTCCTGGCACACGTTTGAAAACAGGCACACCTGCCTTTTTTGTAGCGCATGATACAGGTAATCCGGGTGCAGGAGCAGAAAATCACTATAGCTACTTTAACACACAAAAAGATAGAAGTGCCTCTGCCCACGTCTTTATTGATGACAAAATGATCCTAGAAATTATCCCCACTGGAACTGGAGGTGACCCTGCCGAAAAAGCGTGGCATGTGCTTTACAACGTGACAACGGATAACGAGCGTTTTGGCTATGACAGTAACGATGCTGCATTAGCGATCGAGCTTTGTTACGGAGAAAGTCGCCGAAATGGCAAGGTGTTGCGTAAAATTGATTTTGACGAAGCCTACAAGCGGTATGTGTGGTATTTGGCATATTGCTGTGATAAATGGGGGAAAAACCCGTTTGTGCATATTCCGTCACACCGACAGCTAGACCCAGCACGTAAGCGTGATGTGGATCAGGCATTAGCAACCAATGGCAAAACATTAAAGGACCTATTAAATGATGTCGCAACCGAATTGAAGCAACCCGCCTCAGGTGGCGTTACCCTCGACTTTGAACCGATTCCCGCAAATGTAGCCCAATCTTTAATTGCCACTTATATTTCACCAATTTGGTATGTATCTAAAGAACGTAGTGATCTTGAAGGTATGACCCACTTCCACAACCTTGCCAACAACTTACGACTCAATGCAGGACTTCCGATCGCAGGCACAACAACGACACCAGTCCAAAAGCTGCCAAAAAGCAACGCCCAAGAAATTATTTATCGCTGGTTATCCCCTGCATGGTTTGAAGCAAAATCATATGGACGAAATGATCTTGCCAAACAATTGAACGAAACTGCAAATTTACTTCGTAAAGCAGCAGGCTTACCAGTGCAATAAGGAGGAAATAAAAATGAATAACGCCATTTTAACTCAAGTATTATCCTTTGCATCTATTCTTGCCGTATTTGTCATGTCGATCGTACAGCTTGTAAAAACGACGCTTAACATCAACAAAAACCTTGTACCGCTTGTAGGCATTTTAGTTGGTTTGCTAATCGGTGTCGTTGCATATCCCTTTACAGATATGGATTTAGTATTGCGTCTATGGTCTGGAGGACTTGCCGGTTTAAGCGCAACAGGATTATTTGAATTAGCCTTTAATAAACGAGATGGAAATACGAAGGATAAAGAGCTTTAAGAAAAAATATAGGTCATTTAATTATTAGTATAGGATCAAAGAAAATTGACTATGATACTCATAAATATGTATTTTACAAGCAGAAGTACATTCGTTGTATATACAATGAATGTACTTTGCGCTATAATATGGTTAGATACTTAAGGGGGGATTCATATGGGACAAACAAGCATCAGTATTCGAATGGATGAAAATTTAAAAAAAGAGGCAGAAGTACTCTTTGGGGAATTAGGTTTAAATATGTCTACTGCGGTGAATATATTTATTCGTCAGTCCATTCGCCAAGGTGGTATTCCTTTTGAAATAACGATGCAAAATGATCCTTTTTATAATCCAGCCAATATGAAAAGATTACAGGAATCAATTCAGCAAATGCAACAGGGCAAGGTAGTACACAAAGACTTTGATGATCTTGAAAAACTAGCTGATGAGTAAGCTTATATTCACAAGCAATGCGTGGGAAGATTATTTATATTGGCAAACTGAAGATCGTAAAACATTGAAACGTATTAACCAATTAATTAAGGATATAGAGCGAAATGGTTATGAGGGAATAGGAAAGCCTGAGCCCCTAAAAGGAGATTTATCTGGCTATTGGAGTCGTCGCATCGACTCAACAAACCGATTAGTTTACCGAATTGAAAATCAAGCTATAGAATTTTATGCCTTTCGTACTCACTATGGAGCTAAGTAAGGCTACCAACAAACGGAGCAGTATACCAACTTTTTGGTATATTTGCTCCGTTTTTTTTATTTTCATAAATTTAACTTATTGACAATATTAACCTATAGGTTTATGGTTGGATTATACAAATCATACTCTAACATACATTTTTCGTTGCTATGTTCTGAATCATTTATTTAAGAGGTGGTGTCGTGAAATCAGCTACTATACTTGACGTCATGGAAAACTACATGAAGCAAAATTATTTAAATGGTAGACAATTTGCAGAGTTAATTGAGGTTAATCCTGGAACAGTGACTTATTTTTTTAACGGTCAGCGGATTATTACCGTTTACAATTTAGATAAGATTACAGAAGTGATGGGGTATCCTGAAGGATATTTTTATGAGCAATATATTGAGGATTACTTGCGTGATCGAACCCTAAACTGGCGACGAATTGGGCCTTATCTAAATCGATGTGTGGAAATTGGCAAAATAGATTGCTTTTGCACGGTTGTCAATCTGTTAATGGAGCATTCTATCTACTCGAATTTATTGTTTGAAATGGCGGAAAAACTATTTAAGCAAGGCAATTATGCTTTAGCAGAAACCTTGTATGAGAACATAGCTTTAAGTGAGGAAAAGCAATATTCCGAGCGGTTAGCTGTGTGTCAGTATCGTCTTTTTAAAATTAAATTAGGAAAAAGCCAAGTCGACAATTACAAGGTTGCGAGTCAGTTTGAACCGTTTGTCGATCGCTTAGATGAGTGGGAGCAACTGGATGCCTTAAAGGATTTGGCGAACGTGTATCGTTCACTTAGAAATTGGGATCAATTGGAGCTGTTCGCGAAGGAAATGAAGTATAAGGCGAATCTTCAATATTTCAGCAAAAAAAGAGAAAATCACAATCCTACTCAGTTAAGTAGACCGCTTTTCGTATATATTACCTATAGCAAGTTGTTGCTCGCAGAGGTTTGTGAGGGAAGGATGGACTTTGAGGGTGCGCTTCGCTATACATATGAATATGCTGATTTGAGTTGGGTGCAGGAGCAGGATGAGGATACAAACTATTGGAAAACTCTCTTTAGGAGGTGGTCAAAGGCAAATATATATGGAAATAAACTGATGAATGGCGAATGTTGTGTACTATCAGAATACACAGAGTTTCTTAAACAACACCCAGATGAAATGGTTACAGGATTATTTAATATTGTATTTGCTGCAAATCGATATCATCTTAATGTAGATTATATTTTAAGAGAGTTTAGAGACAAATTAGAAACAGAATTTGAAGTCTACCCATTTCGCTTAAATAATGATCTTTATAAAGGACAAGTTCTCTTTGATAGCTACAATACCTTTTTATATGAACTAACCTGTTACTATTTAAATAGAAGAAAGCATACACAGGGGTTAAATATATTAATACACGGACTTCAAAACTCTATCTTTCTCCACAAGGAAATAAATATTGTCAAATTTATGGCTTTATTTGAGCAAGTTAGAGGTTCAGCTTCTGAGGAGATTAATGAAAAATTTAAAAATATAATTAGTGAGGTGCTAGAGAAGGTATGA